TAGCTCAGAGGTTCTCATGTCAGTTACCTTCTCAGAGAATGTGACTGGCCTGGTGGTGGGTGCCCTGTCTCTTAGTAATTGTACGGTTGCAAGTATCAGTGGCTCAGGCAGTAGCTATTCCTTTACTGTTGTACCCTCTGGACAAGGCGCTGTATCAGTCACCCTTCCAGCGGATTCGGCGGACGATTCCGCAGGCAATGGTAATCTTGTAAGTAATACCTACAGCTTTACCTACGATACGGTATCTCCTACGGTGTCGGTTACCTCTCCGGATGTAGCCTACTCCGCTAATTCTGGGGCCGCCTCAGTTAACATGTCCTTTACTTTCTCTGAGTCTGTAACCGGATTCTCAGCGAGTACCCTGTCTCTGACCAATTGCTCGGTATCCTCTTTCAGTGGCTCAGGCAGTAGTTACTCCGCAGTGATTACTCCTACGGCCCCTGGACTGGTGCAGGTAACTGTTACGACGGCACAGGACGTGGCAGGAAACTTCTTAGTAGGTCCAGGACAGCTGTTCTCCTACTTCAAGGTTGTACCAGCGGTAGTGTCTCAGACATCTGTGGCACGCAATCAGCTTCTGGATATGGCCCTCAGCACGCCTGCCCTGGTATCAGTATCCGCCGTCCCACTCGTTCAATGGAAACGGGTGTTGGCAGTATATACCTCTCCAGGAAAGAAGAAGGTAGTAGTCAGCTTCAAGTTCGCAGTAGGAGTGGCTGCGCCCGGCAGATTCCTAGCCAGGATTACAGGACCAGCCTCTTACCTTCTGTCAAAGATGATTATCATCAAGATAGGCGGACAGGGAGTTGTTATACAACGCGCTGATTTCCCTACAGTTTCTGGTATGGATATTGATGTAACCTAATCTATTGGGGGGGTGGTCGAAAGGCTGCCCCCCTCTTTTTACAAACTCCCTTCCATTTCCGTAATATCCCTGTTATAATACCCCTGCCACTAACCTTCTAGGATTTCATCCCAATGAACGCATGGATTCCCCGCCTAATCTCCCTCCCCAATGCCCCCGTAGTGGGAGCATCCGCCACCAATACCCCTATCAGTAGCACATTCACCATCACAGCCGGGGGCAGTACCAGTATGGTCCTCGCCATCAGCGCCAGTGCGGTGACAGCAGGAGCGGGTATCACCGCCAAGCTCAGGACCAGGATAGGCCCACAGGTGGCCGTGGATAGCAAGACCGTGGCCATTACCGCTAACGGAATAGTCTATATTAAATTGAATGTAAGCATAGCGGCTGACCAAACCTACCTCCCACTGCTCTCTATCGGAGAATTAGTGGTGACCACAGGCGCGGGTAGTGCCGTCACTATCGACGCGGCCTGGGTCATTCAGGAAGACTAAGATGCAGGACCCACGGCAGCTGGCCGCCGCAGTTAAACGACTGCAACGGCTAGAAATGCAGGAGTGTTTTGATGCTGCTCGCAAGGGGAGTAGGCCCAATGACGCCCAACAGGCCGTTCTCGATGACATCGGAATTATTTCTCACAGATATGTAACCGCCGGTAATCAGTCTGGCAAATCCCAGTTAGCTGCCCGTGAGGTAGCCTGGGTTCTCACTGAAACTCACCCAAAATGGAAACGTCCTAAGGACTGGGGAGATGCCCCACTCCAAATTCTGGTAGTCGGTAGGGTAACTAAGCAGGTAGAGGAGGTCTTACACCGTAAGATTATCTCTTTCCTAGAGCCGGACTCCTACCATGTTCAGCGCCAGGGCGGTGTTGTCCAAAAACTCACATATAAGCCAACTGGGAGTACAATAATCTACGGCTCCCACCATAATGAGAAAGAGGCCCAGGAAAAACTCCAGGGTTTCGTGGCTCATTACGTCTGGTTAGATGAGATGCCAGGCAGTGTCAAGCTACTAGAGGAGCTCCATCGCAGGGTCCAGGCCCATAAGGGGTACTTCTTATCCACCTTTACCCCCAAGCAAATAAATAGAGATATTCAAAGACTTATCGACCTCTCGGACGGCCATAACGCCAAGAAGTATCAGTTCAGGATGTTCGATAATCCCATCTATACCGATGAGGATAAGCTCAAGATTCTTTCCTCCCTTGCCACCTACTCAGATGCCTACAAAAACACAGTCCTTTCAGGCGACTGGCTGACTGGTGACGACATGGTCTACTTCTTTAATAGAGAGAGCATGGTAACTGACCCCCCAGGTTACTCACCTGGCTGGCGTCATGTGGAATCAAGCGACCCCGCCACCAAGAGTAAGTTCGGATTCACTATCTGGGCCGAAGACCCCGCTGACGGGATATGGTACTGCGTCAGGGCAGACTATATCACGGGCATTTTCGTACCATCCGACCTGGTTAAGGAGGTTCAGAAGAGAACCGCCGGGCTTAATATAGTCAGGCGTATCTGCGACTCAGCTAACCCCTGGTACGCGGCTACCGCCGCCTCAATGGGGCTCACCTATATGACACCCTACCGTAAGAATGACCGAAAGGCCGAGCTTATCAAGGGACTGCAATCCGCAATTGGCCCCCGTATCCGGATATCCAGCTGGTGTACTGACCTGGTGGACGAGTTCGAGACATGCCGCTGGTCAGAGACGGGCGCTAATAAGATTGTTAATAGCAGCTCCTTCCATCTCCTTGATAGCGCACAGTATTTCGTGGATTGTATGCCGAAGTACGAGGGAATTACCGCGGGTCTCTCCTGGCAGGCAGAGCTAAGAACGGCTAATGAGCAGCGCAAAAAAGACAATAAACTAGCAATGCAGTTATCCTCTAATAATAGAAAATACTGGAAAATCACAAGGGGAAGAACCAGATGGTAGAATTTCTAGTAGCCATACACCTGGCACTTCCCGTAACTGCCCTCCTCCTACTGGCGGTCAGGGCCGAGAAGAAAAAAATACAGATAGAGAAAAAGAAACTAGCCCAGCTTTTAGTTATTGCTACACGAGGAAGGAGGACTCTATGAAAATAAAAATATCTATTCTCAGCCAAAAGGCCCCGCCAACAGTAGAAGAAACTCATTGCAAAGCCCCGTCATTAGATGATAAAATCGAATATGCACTGGAGTGTATGGCGGCTGATGTTAATAAAGAACAGGCAGTAGAGTTTCTGCAAAAGGTTTATCACCATATCTCCTGTCAGCATCCATATACCGAGAAACACTCGGCAATGATGGAAAAACTATCGGCAGTATTCGGTGATTACGGTATTAATTTCAAAGAACAAGAACAAGAGCAGGACTACTAATGGCTAGGATAATTATCTGGACGCCTGAACAGGCCAGTCAAGAACTTTATAAAAGATTGTCCTTTTGTATAGATTCCCGTAAGACCTTTGAGAGTCAGTGGCAGGAGAATGAGACCACCCTGTTCAATACCAGGGGAAAGCCATCAGGTCCGGGCGTATCCGTATCCTTTGAGTCCGAGATGCAGGTAGGTATCTCTGATGTGGATAGCAGTAATCCTAATGTCGGTGTCAATTACGCCTTTAAGAATACTAGACTAATTCACTCCCAACTATCCGCCAATCCACCAACGGTAGTCACCCGTCCTACGAGCAATGACCCATCTGACCGCAGAAAGGCGGACGCCGCTGACCGGCTGATACGATTCGCTATCCGTAAGTATCAGATGCAGGAACTATTTGACCAGGCATCCCTTAATACCCTTATCTATGGTACGGGTATAGTAAGGACGGTATGGGACCCGGACAAGGGAGACATCGTAGACTTTGATGAGGCCTCCGGAGAACTGACCATGGAGGGTGATATTGATTTTACGGTACCATCTCCCTGGGATATCTATATTGACCCGGACGCTACCCGTATAGAAGAAATAAAGTACATGTTCGAGCGCATCTTTATGCCCTATGATGAGGCCCTTTACAGGTTCCCTGAGCATAAGGACACGCTGGATAAGTACAGGATTACGGAGGAAACTCGTAGGACTGAGTACGGCACTAATAGAAACTTTAACGATAAACGCTACGATGTGGTAGAGATTTATCAATACTGGGAGAAGGGCCTGCCATATAATGGTATGATTGGCCGCTTCTGCTTCATGACCAGGAATGCCGAGCTGCTCACTGATGTCGCCCCTAACCCAATGCGCTTTAGTTCCCCTAAGAATCGGGGCGTTGAGGGTATGGGAGAGATGTCCGATAAGCCGATGCCATCCAAGGCCGTCCTCCCCTACCACATCTTTACTGATATCGACATGCCAGGCGCTGTCTGGGGAAAGGCCGTAGTATCCTACGAGACCTCCCTGCAAGAGACCTATAACAAGATGTTTAACGTGATGCTGGATAACCTCCACTCTCACGGGGTCGCCAGAATGATACTTCCCGAGGGCGCAGAGATTGCCGACGGCGCTATCACCAATAGTCCCTGGGATATTATTAAGATTACCGGCAATCAGCCCCCACATTTCATGGAACCAATGCCACTGCCAGCCGCATTTCCTCAGCTTATTCAACAGGCTAAACAGGGGATTGATGATATGGCTGGCGTTAACGAGGCCATGTTCGGGCAGCAGTCCAGGGAGCAGTCCGGGTTCCTAATGCAGTACGCCACTAATCAGGCCAACCTAATTAGGCACCGCCTCTTTAATAAGTACGTAATGATGACCGAGAGTGTATACAGATTCTACCTTAACCTAATTCGTAAGTATTGGGAGGAGAGTAGGGTGATACATGTTCTCGGAAAAGAGAAGGCATTTGAGGCCATTGATATCAAGGGCGCGGATATTGATGGGGGATTCGACCTTACCGTAGAGTACGGAGCATCCTTGTCTCTTGACCCAACTACCCGGCGTACCGAGGTCCTTAATATGATGCCCCTCTTCGAGAAGGCTGGCATTAGTACAAGGACTATCCTACAAATGGTAAAGCTCAATGAACTTGAGGGTTTATACGACAAGACACAGCTGGCCGCTGACCGTCAAAGGGAGTTCTTTGAGGAGATGCTGGCCAAGGATATCTATATCCCACCACGGGACCTCCAGGACCACAAGAACATGCTGGAATACTGCTATGAGTATGTAATGACTACTGAATATAAGTACCTACTCCCTGAGCAGCATGCCCTTATAGACAGGCATATCAAGGAAAGAGAGCAGCTGGCCGCCGCGGGTGCCGCAGCCGTAGCCGGTGTACCAGGAGGAATGCCAGGAGGAGGCCCAGCCGGTCCACTCCCAGCCGTCCCCGGAGCGGGAGCCCCCCTGGACGTAATGCAGATGGGCCCCAAGCAACAGGCTTGACTTTCCCATGATGTTAAGATACATTATATGACAATACCTATCTGACCGCTGTGGTTTGACGGTATCCCACCGCCTATCCTTTCTTGGACGGCAAACGAGGACAAGTATGACGACCGTATTGAAAGACCCCATTGTTTCTAATCCAGTATCAGCCGCAATTGATGCCCTTAAGGGTGGCAGAAGTGTGGAAGAGGCTGTCTATGGAACAGTGTCCAGTGGGTCAAAAAGTGCTGCGCCCACTTCGGCCAGCGACTCCAGTGCAGAGGATGCACTAGAGGGAGCAACAGATGGTAATGATGAGACTGGTGTAAGCCTGCCATCCGCCCTGGATAATGTTTCTGACTCCGTAGAGGCCGCAACCTCTAAGGATATCGAAGAGATTATTATCACAGATGATAGCGGACGCAAGAAGGTAACCGTCGATTGGAAAGACCGCGAGAAGCTCAAGAAGTATGTCCAGATGGCCGCAGGAATGCGGAAGTATCAAGTAGAGCGTGACAAGGCCACCTCTGAACTCTCTGAGTTAAAACCAAAGTACACCGACCTGGCCCAGAGCTGGGAAGCCGTTGAGAGTGCATTCTCCTCCGGTGGGGTACGTGGCCTTATTGATTTACTTGCAGGCCCAGGAGGCTACGATAAGCACCTCCAGGCTGAATTTCAGCGAGTGAAGACACGCGAGAGTGCTACCCCATCTGAACTAGAGCGAATGGACCTGGAAGAAAGGCTGAGCACCGAGCGCAAGGAGCGCGAGAAGCTGTCACGCCAAGTTGAGGATAACCTTAAGAAGGCTCAAGAGAGGGAAGAAATTTCCAGTATGAAGGCCCTTGAGTCAGTGGTACATCCTGCCTTTGACAAGCATCGTTTCGCCGGGAAACTGGGTGATGCGGTGGTAGAGGCACAACTTGACCAAGCCGTATGGGACCAGGCAATCAAGCGCCTTGAACAATATCCAGAAAGTTTTGAATTGACCTCAGCTGTAATTGAGAAAGAATTTCGGGAGGTATCTAATGCCTTCAGGAAAATTATCAATAAGCAGTCAGAGCAGAAGGTTCAAAAGGTAATTGCCAATAAGAAGGTCGCGGCCCAAGAGGCAGCGGCAGCTAAGGTAATGAGGGGATACAGCCCCAAAACCTCACCCAATGCAGAGAAGTTCAAATCTGATATGAGAAGCGGTAATCTGGTCTCCGCCCTCACCGATTTTATGACCGGAAAAATTAAACTTTAATCTTTATTAGTAGGTATTTATCATGAGTATTCCAAATGTAACAGCCTTTGAATTAGGCAAATTTCTTCAGATTGCATATTCTGAGGGCGTTCGTAACCAAATTTCCACCGACTTCCGTGACTGGGAGATGATTAAACGGGCTCGCGTGTCGGACCCAGATGGTCGCCAGCTTAACTTCTTGATTCAGACATCCCTTGGGCCGTCTGCCATCCAGTACGTCTCTCCTGGTGTTACCGGCCAGTTCCCATCCTCGCAGCAGATTACTACGCAAGAGTGTAGTGCTCTCTATAAGGAACTCGCATCCACCATCGAGATTGAGTACAGTGTCTGGGACCGCGCACGTAAGTCGCCATCCAAGTACGCTGAGCCACTCGCCAAGGAAATCGAGTCCAAGACGGTAGCCTCCAAGCGTCGCCTTGCCGCTGACCTTTATGGTGACGGTACGGGCGTTGTTGGCCGGGTCCTCACTGAGGTATCCCTGGTTGCTGGTCTCGTTACCATTAACCTTAACGCGGCGGCAACTGAGCCGGGCCATGTTGGCTTCTTTGAATTCAATGATGTTCTGTCAGCTAACCAGGCAAGCGGCGCGGCCCGTAACAATGCCAGCGCACTTAACCTCTACCGCGTCGTCGGCAGAAATCGTAAGCTGGACCAGGTTACCCTTCAGGCTATTGATGCCGCAGGCGCTAATATCTCGCCAGCCTCAACTAACCTGGCCGCTGGTGACTATTTCTA